AACTGATAGTGAACAAGCGTGTGGTTCATGACGGATCTCCTACGTTTGTAGATCAGGTGTTGTCGGCTGCGCAACGTATGACTGATGAGGGTTGGCGTCTGAGCAAGGGTAAGAGCAAGCGGAAGATCGACGCGGCTATTGCGTTGGTGATAGCGCTTGACCGTGCTACGCTGGTAAATAGGCAAGATATAGTCCCAGGCGTTATCGATGTCTGGAAGGAAGAGATCGAGTGAACGAACGTATTACCGTGGCAGTACAGTTAGCAGGTCTGGTTGCGGTGTTCGTTGGTGTGGCGATGTTTTCACTTGGTGCTGCGCTTGTTGTTGTTGGTGTTGCGTTGGTTGCGGCTGGTGAGTTGCGCGCATGAGTTTGTTCCGTCCTGAGAAGCGTGCGTTGCCGATAAACATCGACCCGTATCAGATCACTGCGCGACCTCTCTATCAGAACTATTCTGGCGAGTTGGTAAATGAGCATACGGTTTTCGCGTCGAGCGCTGTGTTGGCTTGCGTGACGCTTATCGCTGACTCGATATCTGCTATGCCGCTTGAGTTGACACGCAACCGTGGCAACCGTGTCGAGGTTATGCCCACTCCGAGTGTGTTGTTGAAGCCGAATCAGACGCAGTCGATGTTTGAGTTCACGCATCAGTTGGTGTCTACGTTGCTGATCCATGGCTGCGCGTATATCTACGCGCCACGTCAGGCTGGTGAACTTCCACCTGAGATGCGTGTGATCCACCCACATCGCGTGAAAGACATGTATGATGATGGCAGCGGTGAAGCGTACTATGAGATCGATGAACAGCGTTACGATTTGCGTGATGTGCGTAGTGTGCATTGGCTTGTTTTGGCTGGTCAACGTCGTGGGATCTCGCCGCTTGACGTGCAGCGCAACACTGTCGGTATGTCGTTGGCGATGGATCGTTTTCTGTCGGCGTTCTACGGTGATGGTGCAACTCCGAGCAGCGTGTTGGAGACTGAGAAGCCGTTGACTAATGAACAGGCGCGGATCTTGCGCGAGACTTGGGAAGATTCGCATTACAAGCGTCGTCGTCCTGCTGTGTTGAGCAACGGGTTGAAGTGGCGCAGTATCACTACGAGCGCTGCTGATATGCAGATGCTTGAACACCGTGAGGCTATCGTGCGTGATATTGCACGTATCTATCGCGTGCCGCTGCACATGATCAGCGGCACTGGTGGCGATTCGCAGACGTATCAGAACGTTGAACAGGCTGGTATCAACTATGTGCGTTACACGTTGCTGCCGTGGATGCGACGTATCGAGGATGCGATCTCTGAGATGTTGCCGATCACGCAGCGTGTTCGTTTCGACTCCGAGGAGTTTGAGCGTGCTGACTTGACGACGCGTGTACGTGCGCAGCAGGTGGAGATCATGAGCGGCACGTTGACGCCGAATGAAGCGCGTGCAGATAACAACCGCGAGCCGTATGATGGTGGTGATCAGTTCATTATGTCGGTGCAGGGGACGGCTGTTGCTGGTGTCGAGGGCGGCGAGTTGCCGACGCTTGGTGTTGATGCAGCACCTAACCAGAAAGTGATCGAAGAAGCATGAAGACTACAGTCGTATCCGTCGGAACAACACCAACTCTCGTCGTGAATCCTGACGACCAGAACCGTTACGTCTATATGCAGATCGTCACCAGCGCTACCATCTACGTTGGTGACAGCACTGTTACTACCGACAACGGTATGCCTTTGGAGAAGCACACGCATCCGATTCAAATCTTTCTGCCTCTCAAACAAACCATGTATGCAGTTGTTACGTCACAAGTTGGTTCAGCGGATCTACGCGTTATGACGCCAGACGTGGACTGATCATGCCGTACGGGATCAGTGACACACAGTCAGACTGCTCAGGTTGGGCGACGGTGAAACAGAACAGCGACGGCTCATATGAGACGCTTGCGTGTCACGACACGAAGCAGGACGCGATAGATCAGATGGTGGCGGTTTCGCTCGCTGAGGACGTTGAGCCGCTTGGTGAGGTTGGACGTCGCGCCGAAGGTGAAGAGATCCTGGTTATCGATCTCGATGAAACGTTGGTCACTAAGAGCCGCGAGCCGTTGCGTGCAGCGGTTGACGCGGTGAACGCTGTCGATATGCCTGTGTTCATCGTAACTGGACGTGAAGAAGCGCAACGTGAAACAACACTCGAAGATCTCGCCGCTGCTGGTATCGATTACGACGCGCTATACATGATGCCTGAGATCGACATGGTGATCGCTGACTACAAACGTGAGACTGTCGCGATGCTGATGCAGGAGGGTTACGTCGTTACAGCGTTCGTCGATGACAACAGCGACAACATCGCTGCAGTCAAAACGCTAGGTGTCCCTACGATGATGCCAGACGAGTTTGTTGCCGCTGCTGTCACTGAGGTCGAGTTGGAGTTGCCAGATGAGCCTGATGAAGAGCCTGAGGTTGAGACTGAATCGCGTGTGGTGAACGTGGTCGCACCTGTGTTCATGGCGCGATCCGCTGAGCGTGGTTTGCGTTTACATGAGCAGGGTTTATCTGGTGATGGACTTGTCCCTGCTACTGTTGCTGATGCACGTCGCATGGCTAATGGTGAGGCGTTGAGTGAACGCAAGTGGCGACGTATCCCTGGCTGGATCGCTCGCCATATGATGGACTTGAATGCTGTCGAAGGTGATGAGATCACACCTGGTCTGGTTGCGATGTTGTTGTGGGGCGGCGGTTCAAATAAGACGACTGCGCGACGTGCACAGGCTTACGCTGAGCGTGTGGTCGCACAGTTAGATGCAGATAGTGGAGAGCGGAAAGACGACGACATCGATTATACTGGCAGTGAGATGAACGAGACTATGCAGGTGCGATGGATTAGCGACACGGTGAATGAGAACCGTTCGGTTGCTTACACAACTCTCGAAGTACGCGCCGAAGGTGATAGCAACACGCTGGTTGGCTACGCGTCGGTGTTCGATTCTCCGAGCGAGCCGATGCCGTTCGTTGAGTATGTGCGCAAAGGTGCTTTTGCGAAAACGTTGAACGATGGCGCTGATGTCCGTCTGCTGATCGACCACGAAGGTGTGCCATTGGCGCGCACTAAGTCGCGCACGCTGATGCTTGAAGAAGATGACCGCGGTTTGCGCGTTGAGGCTACTCTCGATCCGTTGAACCCTGATGCACAGCGTGTCTTGTCTGCGATGCGTCGCGGCGATCTCTCGCAGATGTCGTTTGCGTTTAGGACTGTGAAAGATTCGTGGAATAGCGACCGCACGATCCGCGAATTGAAAGAAGTGCAGTTGTTCGATGTGAGCGTGGTGACATATCCAGCGTACGAAGATACTGTTGTAAGCCTGCGCAGCCGTCAAGATGCTATGGTGGACGTGTCTAGTTCTCTGATTCTCCGTCAAAGGCAGATTCAGATAGCGAGACAGCGCTAGCCGAGTCGCAGCCGACGCTATGGGCGTCACTGAGTGACATCACTCGCGGAAGCAACAACAGTCACTCACACCATGAGGTACAACCAATGGCAACTTACACCGATCAACTGCGAGAGAAGCGTGACGCTGCTCTCGCACGTGCTGAGCAGATCACCGCTGTCGCGGTGACTGAGGCACGTGACATCACCAAGGACGAAGACGGCGAGATCGCTAAGGCTCTCGACGAAGTCCGTGAACTAGACGAGCAGATCAAGCGCCACGCTGAACTTGAAGAGCGTGCCGCTGCTGCAGTAGAAACGCGCCGCGAGAAGGCAGTCGACGTTGTCGCTGTCAAGTCCGAGCCGCGCACCTACTCGCCTGAGTCGAGCAACTCGTTCATCTCAGACGCGTATAACGCTCAGTTCAATGGCGACTTTGCTGCTCGTGAGCGTCTCGCACGCCACATGCAGGAAGAGCGCGTTGAGCGTCGTGACGTGACCAGCGCGAACTTCAGCGGTTTGGTCGTCCCTCAGTACCTCACTGGACTCGCAGCGCCATTGGCACGTGCAGGTCGTCCAACGGCTGACGCAGCGCGTAAGCATCAACTTCCGTCGGCTGGTTTGACGCTGAACATCTCACGCGTCACCACTGGCTCGTCGGTTGCTCAGCAGACTGAAGGTGCAGCCGTCTCCGAGACGAACATGGACGACACGCTGCTCACCATCAACGTCAACACCTACGCTGGTCAGCAGAACGTGAGCCGTCAGGCGATCGAGCGCGGCACTGGTGTCGATTCGTTGGTGATGAACGACCTGGTCAGCGCGTACCACACGTCGCTGAACACGGCGCTTGTCGCTGAACTGCTCGCAGGTGCTGGTCAAGCGGTGACTTACACCGATGCATCGCCATCTGTGGCAGAACTCTACCCGAAACTGCTCGACGCAGTGCAGAAGGTTCAGACCACGTTTTTCGCTGGTCCGAATGCGATCATCATGCACCCACGTCGTTTGGCGTTCATTCTCGCCGCAGTCGACAGCACCAACCGTCCGCTTGCAGTGCCAACACCGTACGCGATGAACCCGATCGCCACTGGCGCTGGTTCAGTGCAGTACGGCAACAGCGGCTACGCGATTGCAGGTCTTCCTGTCATCACCGACGCCACCGTAAGCACCGCTCAGGGCGCTGGCACTGATCAGGACACGATCTACGTCGGCAACTTGCAAGAGTTGCACCTGTGGGAACAGGGAAGTGGCGAGCCGATGATGTTGCGCTTCGAGCAGCCGAAGGGCGCTGAACTCGACGTGCAGATCATCGTCTACGGTTACGCCGCGTTCACAGCGCGTCGCTACCCGAACGCCTGGGCGCAGATCAACGGCACGGGACTCGTCGCACCAACGTTCTAACGAACGACGAGCAACTCGTACAGCGGCGCACGGTGACAACACCGTGCGCCGCTGGCGTGTTAGAATAGTTGCATGCAAAAGAACAGCGCACAGATTGAAGCGCTGCTTGTCGAGCGTCTTGGTTACGAGCGTCGCGGTAAGCACGAACGTGCAGCCGCGGTGGGCGAGCAGTTGCGTCTTCTTGGTTACGTAGATAGCGACAAGCCGATCGAGGCAGCGGTAGCACAGCCAACGGTGGAACGTGCCACTAAACGCCGCGTGAAGAGACGTGAAGCCTAATGGCTATCGTAAACGGTTACTGTACGCTCGCTGAAGTAAAAGCCGCGTTGCGGATCTCCGATTCAACAGATGACACTCTCCTGGAAGGTGCTATCGAAGGTGCGTCACGCCGCATCGACGGTTACACTGGTCGATTCTTCTATCAGACCACCAACACCGTGAAGATGTATGCACGTGATGTCTACACTGTGCTGTTGCAGAATGATCTCGTCTCAGTGACCACGTTGAAGACTGATGACAACGGTGACGGCACATACGAAGACACTTGGACGTTGAACGTCGACTATCAACTGCAACCGTTGAACACGGCGCTGCAGTCTCGTCCGTACAACCGCATCACCGCTATCGGCGGCAAGACTTTCCCTATCGTGGTGCAGCCTGAGATCCCTGCAGTCGAGTTGAACGGCGTGTGGGGCTGGAGTGCGATCCCCGATGACGTGAACCAGGCGTGTATTCTGTTGGCGATGCGTGGATTCGCTCGTTATAACGCTGCGCTTGGTGTTGTCGGTTTTGCTGATATGGCGGTGCAGGTGCGTGCAGTCGATCCCGATGTACGTGACATGCTATCACCGTATGTGCAGTACGGTATCGCCTGATGCCTGCGACAGTATCGCAGGTCGCGGCTGGGTTGAAGACTCGACTGGCGACGATCAGCGGTCTGCGCGCTTACGCTTATCAGCCTGAGCAACTAAATCCACCTGCTGCTTACCCTGTGCTCAACTCAGTCTCGTTTCATCGTGCATTCGGTGGTGGTAACGTCGAGATGTACTGGTCGATCTACATCGTGGTTGGTCGCTACACTGACAGTCGAGCGTTTGACAATATCGACGACTATGTGAGTTACAGCGGCGCTAAGTCGATCCGTGCGGTGCTCGAAGGTGATCTAACTTTGGGCGGTGTCTGTCAGACGCTGGTTGTAC